GACAACCCGATCGAGAACGAGGCCGCCGTCCTCGTGGTCCCTCCGGCCCTGGAGGTCATCGCCAACAACATCATGAACGCGACCGCCATCGAGGTGAACACCGATGGCGGCACCCTGGCCGGGCTGGCGAACAGCTCGGGTGTGGAGCGTCGGCTGCTGGTGGCGAACTGGATGGCCCGCCGGCTCCGCGTCGTCGTCAACCCCCTGATCCCGCTGGTCGCATCGAGCGCCAACGGCAACACGTCCTGGTTCGTCTTCAAGACGCCGGCCGAGGACCGTGAGGCCCTCGTGATGGCGTTCCTCCGCGGCTGGGAGCAGCCGGCCATCTTCATCAAGTCGGCGAACGCGCGCCGGCTCGGCGGAGGCGAGGTCGACCCGCTGGATGGCGACTTCGACACGGACAGCGTGGCCTACAAGGTCCGCCACGTCCTCGGATCGGCGCGAGTCGACCCGAAGGCCACGGTCGGCTCGAACGGCTCGGGCGCGTAAGCCCTCACCAAGCCTTCGCTGGGCGTACGGTGCCCGCACGGTCTACCTCTCGGCCGGGCGGGCACTGGCGCGTCCATGAGAGGATGAGTGCATGACCTGGACACTCGATCGCACGACGGATATCGGTCGGGTCCGGGTGCTCGTGACCGGCGAGTCGACGGAGGCCACCCATGTCTTCGAGGATGAGGACATCGAGGTACTCCTTGACATCGAGGCGACGGTGCTGGAGGCCGCGGCCCTCGGGCTGGAGCGCATCGCCGGCGACAACGCCCTACTCCTTCGTAAGGTCCGCGACGCTGACGCGACCGCCGATGTCCTACTGGGCGGGGCGATGGACCTATCCGTGGGCTCGATCAAGCTGTCAGCCAAAGGCGCTGCCGAGGCATTCCTGATGCTCGCGGCCCGCTACCGCGCCGCGGCCGCCGAGTCGGGCGCCGGCGTGGCCGATGACTTCCTCTGGGCCGGGATGGTCCTCGATGAGCGAAGCTGGGCCGATACCGTGTGGGCCGACATCCTCCGGACGCAAGACTGATGCCGGCCATCGACCTGCGGGCGGTCCTCGCGCCTGTCGTCTCGATCGTCGCCGATACCGTGTTCCCCGATGTCATCGCCATCGAGCGCCCGGTCCGGGTGGTCGACTCGACGGGGGACCCGCACGACACCTACGAGCCGATCGAGGACGGCGAGGACATCCCGGCACTGATCGAGCCGCTGAACGCGCGGACCGCGGTCTACTTCACCGGCATACCCATCCAGCGGACGGACGTGACGATCATGCTGCCGGGCGATCGCGACGTGCGCCAGGAGTACCGCATCCGGGCGAGCTACGAGCCGCCGGCCGACCCTGACGCCCGGGCGGGCGATCGCTGGGACGTGGTAGGCGTCGCGCGCGATCCGGCGCGGGTGACGACGATGATCCTCGGCCGCCGGACCGTGCCCGGCACGCCCGCCGATGAGGCGGGGTCCTGATGGCCGCGGCCCGCCGCGACTCGCGCGGGCGCTTCGCCTCCGGACGCTCGCGTACCGCGATGGCGCACGTGACCTCGATCGAGGGCATGGAGAGGCTCGACCGCGCCCTGATGGTCCTCCGTGACCTCGGGGCCGAGGCGATGACCGCAGAGATCGGCACCGACCTGGCCGACCCGCCATACCCGTTCTACCTCGAATACGGGACCTCGAAGATGCCGGCCTACCCGTCCGCCCGGCCGGCCTTCGATGAGATGAAGGACACCGCCATCGCCACCACGGGGGACGTGCTCGGGCAGCTTGTCGTGGCCGCCACGACCAGGGGGACATCGCCGCGCGGGATCGTGAGCACCGGGCTGACCGAGGGCTCACGCCCGGTACAGAACCGCTGGACCGAGCTTGCACGCTTCCAGTTGGGCACCTATAAGCGGAGCATCCACACCGAAGTCCGGGACGGCCTACCGTGAGCATGGCCTCGGACCTCTATGCTCGGCTGACCGCGATCGCGCCGCTGCCCGGTGGCTGGCATCCCCTCCGCATCCCGGACGGGGCGGCCCTCCCCGCCGGCGTCTATCAGCGCATCAGCGGGGTGCCCTACGCGACGACGCACGGCGGCGGCACCGACCTCAAGAGCCGGCGCTTCCAGTTGACGGTCTACTCGGAGCGATACGAGGAGGGCCGGGTGGCCGCAGCGACGGTCGCGGCCGCGCTCAATGGGACCCGTTCCGCGTGGGCGTCCGGCGAGGACGTATCGGCGATGCTCGCCGATGAAGCCGAGGATGTCGACCCCGACCCTCGCGGACTATTCCGGCAGCGGGTCGACGTGATGCTAGGATCGGAGGCAGCATGACCAGACGCAAGGTGCGCGAGACGACGCTGGTACGCCCAAGGCGGGCCCGGACGCCGAAAGCGACCCCGAACACCGCCGTAGAGCCCATCGTGGCTCCTGGGCCGCCCAGCGCGCCCGCAGAGCCTACGGGCGACGCCTCGGAGTTCTACATCCGCGAGTGGCGCGGAGAGTCACTCTACGAGTGTCCAGGCCGGGACTTCCTTGGACGGTCGCATCGGTCTATCATCAAGCACATACGGGCGGTCCACACCGATGACCGGCCAGTCGAGAAGCGGGCACATGACGCGGGTATCATCCTCGCGCGACGATAGGAGGCACCGGCAGTGGCTAGCACCGCCATCGACACCTTCGGGACCACGCTGGCCATGGACGGCGTGGCGATCCCGCAGATCCAGGACATCGACGGGCCCGCCCTGTCGACCGACACCGATGAGATCACCAACCACTCGTCTCCCGGCGGGTTCGAGGAATTCATCGCGACCATCCTCCGGACGGGCGAGGTCACGTTCCCCGTCGTCCACAACCCGGCCCACGCGGCGCATCAGGCCCTCAACACGGCGTGGCGCGCCAAGAGCCTGGAGCCGTTCCTGCTGACCTATCCGGATGGGTCGACGTGGACCCTGAGCGCCTACATCACGGGCTTCGCGGACACCGCTCCGGTCAACGGCCATCTCGCCAAGGCCGTGACGCTTCGTGTCAGTGGCGAGCCTATCTGGGACCCGGCGAGCTAGCGCCCGGCGCCGGGGCCGATCCCCGGCACTGACCCCCACAGGAGGGACATATGACCCCGCGGGCTGACAAACCCGACACGGCCGCCGCGACGGCCACCACCAACGGCCTGACCGACGCCGGCGGCTTCCTCACCCGAGACGCGATCCTCGGGGCCGACGACATCCAGTACGACATCGTGGACGTTCCCGAGTGGGGCGGGCCCGGTGCCCAGGTCCGCGTGCGCTCCCTGACCGCGAGCGAACGAGACGCCTACGATGCCGAGAGCTATCTCTTCGCCGGCAAGGAGGGCGACCAGCGGGCGATGCTCACGGACTTCCGGGTCCGCCGCGTCGCTCGGGCGATCGTCGACCACGAGGGCAATAGCCTGTTCTCGCCGAGGGACATCGCGGAGCTGGGCGGGAAGAACGCACAGGTCGTGGACCGCGTGGATGATGCGGTCGCCAAGCTATCGGGGATGGACACCGAGGCCGTCAAGAGGGCCCTGGAGGCCCTAAAAGACGCCCCGAGCGGAGGTTCTGGCACCGCCTGACCCTCGCGCTCGGCCACAAGAGCATCCATCATGCCCAACTGGCGATCACGGCTCCCGAGTTCACCGAGTGGATGGCCTACGCGGAGCTAGAGCCGTTCGGTCAGCAGGCGCTCGCGTGGCAGATCGCCGTCGTGGCCGCGACCGTCGCCAACGTCAACCGGGGCAATCGGACCAAGGCGTTCCAGCCGCAGGACTTCATGCCCGAAGAGCCGTTGCTACCGGAGGAACGGGCGGCGCGATTGCGCCAGAAGTTCGATGCTGCGATGATGGGGCTAGGCGGCCGTGCTCGGCGACCCGGGGACCCGCCGCGCGGGCAACGCAGGACGCCTAGCACGGTCAGGGAGGTCCCTCCCCGGCGTGGCGGGCGACGGATAGCGGAGGCACGGCGTCGTGGGACCTAGCGCGGTCATCGCCTCCCTGATAATCAAGATGGGGCTCGATCCCTCGGGGGTCGCGACCGGCGCCGCGCAGGCCGAGCGGAGCGTATCGGGGATCAACAAGAAGGTCGCCGCGGGCGCCGCCATCGCTGGCGCCATCGTCGGCGATGCCATGTTCTCTTCGATGGCAGCGTTCACGGCATTCGATGACCGGATGCGCGAGGTGTTCAGCCTCATGCCCGGCGTCTCCCAGGATGCGATGGACCAGATGCGGTCGCAGGTCCGCAAGCTGGCCGTCGACTACGGGCAGGACGTAGAGCAGGTCGCGGGCGGGCTCTATCAGGCCATCTCGGCGGGCATGGACCCGACCAAGGCCGTCGCGTTCATGGAGACGGCGACCAAGGCCGCGGTGGCCGGCGTCTCGGACACGAAGACTGCGGCCACGCTACTCGCGTCGACACTCAACAGCTACTCGCTGGGCGCGGAGCATGCCGAGGCGGTCGCCGACACCTTCTTCATGACGGTGCGCCAGGGCATCACGACGTTCCCCGAGCTAGCGGGGGTCATGGCGAACATCAGTCCGCAGGCGTCGAAGATGGGCGTGGCCCTCGATGACACCGCGGCCGCGCTCGCCGCGATGACCAAGCAGGGCTACGATACGGCGTCGGCCGCGACCGACATCGCCGCGGTGTTCACGCTGCTACAGAAGGGCACCCCGGAGCTGTCCCGGGTCCTCAAGGAGGCCGGCTACGAGTCCGGACAGGCCGCGCTCGATGCGCTCGGATTCCAGGGCACGCTGGAGATGCTCAACGACACGGCCGAGAAGCTCGGGATCGCCATCCCGAAGATGACCGGCCGCGTGCAGGCCGCGCAAGCTATCTTCGCACTGACCGGCTCGAAGGCGGAGGCCGCTCGGGAGGTCCGGGACGCCTACACCGAAGCCGGCGGCGCGGTCGACGCGGCCTTCAAGGTCATGGATGCCGGAGTGGGCGGCATGAGCCGGCGGCTTGCCGCACAGATGCACGACCTCGCCCTGTCCGCCGGCGAGTTCCTCCAGCCGCTCGCGCCTATCTTCCTCGCCTTCGGTCCGGTCATGGGGCGCTGGCTCGGGCGCGGGATCGGCGCCGGTATCGGGCTCGCGATGACCGGCGTCGGAGCCATCATCCAGCGCGCCCTACCCGGGCTCGCGACCGAGATGAGCGCGATGGCCACGCAGGCGGGCGGGTCCTATGCCAAGGCGCTCGCGATGTCCATCGGCTCATCGATCAGGGGTGCCGGCTTCAAGAAGCTGGCCTTCGGCGGGCTCGCGGTAGGCGCCGGGCTCGCCCTGTCCTCGGGCGCGCTCGGGGACTTCGGCGGGATCGAGAAGGTGGCGGGGAGCCTGTTGACCGTCGCCGGCGCCTTCGCTATCGGAGGCCCTGTCCTCGGGGCCCTCGCAGCCGTGGTGATGGCGATCAACGAGATCGGCAACTTCCTGCACACCGTCGAGGCGGCACAGGCGAAGCTGACCGATCAGGTAGCCGCCGTATCGGAACAGTCCGGGCAGGAGGCGCTCGCCAACCTCGCGAACATGACCAAGCTCATGAAGGAGACACAGGGCTGGCAGCGCCTCGTGGGCGATACCTTCGCGGGCAAGGAGCAACTCGATGCACTGATCGCCCTGACATCATCCATCGTCAACGCCGAGACGCTGAGCGTGACCGAGGCGACCAACGCCATCACGCTCGTCACCGATGCCGCTGCCGAGGCCGCGGCGCGCGGCAACGAGAAGGTCGCCGAGCAACTCCGTGGGCAGGTCACGGTGCTGGAGGGCATCCGCGACGCCGCGTCGCACGAGGCGGACGGTATCTATCGCCGCGTGGTCGATGAGGTCACGGAGGGAGCCGATGATGTCGCCGATGCGCTCACGGACGGCGCCGGCGACATCGGCGATGCCGGGGATGTCGCGGCCGCCGAGGTCGGGAGGTTCTACACCAAGATTAACGCCCACGCTGACGAGATAGGCGGCGCCTGGGACACGATCACCGGGCTACTCAACAAGGGTCCGAAGATCACGAGCCTCAAGCAGCGCGTGGCGAAGGCCGGGCAGGCCATCCGGCAGAACATGAGGATGCTCGCGAAGTCGATCCGGCGCGGGGACACCGTGGCGGCCGCGTTCTACACCGATGCCGTGGTGGAGGGGCGCCGCGGGCGGCGCATCATCATCGACGGCGCCGAGCGGACGATGGCGGAGGCGCGGGCCGTCCTCAACCGCGGCCGCGGTAAGGCCAAGCGCATCCAGGAGGGGATGACGGCCGACACGGAGCGGGAGACTCGCAAGGGCGCGAAGAAGGCCGAGGCGAACGCCAAGGACAGCGCCGAGGCGCTGCCGGACGCACTCTCGACCGAGAAGCCGAAGGCCGCCACCGCGGCCGCCAGTACGGCTACCGCGGTGTCCTCGAAGCTGGAGCCGCTCGGGGCACGGGCGCTACAGTGGGGCAACAGCATCGGGGCCAACCTCGCCTCGGGCATGGCATCCCAGGTCGATGCGGTCGCCGCCCAGAGTGACGCCCTCGCGGCAGCCGCGGCCAAGAACATCCATTTCTCGTCACCGCCGCCGGGCCCGCTATCGAGCATCCGCCAGTGGGGCCCGCACATGATGGATGAGTGGCTCGGGCCGATCCGCGCCCGGGTCCGGGACGCACAGAGGCTCGGAGACGCCCTAGGAGCCGCTGTGCGGCCCCGTATGCTCGCGGCCGACGTAGGACCCGCCCCGGG